ATTGGGCGTGTTCTCCCGGTGGGTCCGGATGGTGGTCTGTACCTCGCCGGGTACACCCTTCCAACCCTGGTACCTCAGTTCGCCAGTGTTGAAGTCGTTGTCCAGCTTGTGGAGCAGGATGAGGTTCATCTTGCTCTTGTAGGCCACCCGGCAAATCTCCCTTAGATCGGCATAGGCCACCCCATACTGATGCGATGGAACCTGGGCCAGCTTGCCGAAATGCGCCAGGCGACAAATCTCGTAGGCCTCACCGAAGGTGTCGATCACCAGGGTGCCGCCCTCCAGTTGCAGTGCCTGAGCGGCTTGCTTCTGGATGTCCTTCCAGATGTTTCCAAACCTGTTCATAAGCTCGGAGGATGTCCCCAGTTTGCTTGGCTGCTCTGACTGATACAGCAGTACCTGTTTCTCAGTCATGACCGGCTCGATCACGCCCTCGGTGCCTACATCCAGGTCCATGTACACGATAGGCTCCGGAGCGGTCAACGCCAGATGTGTCTTCCCGGTCTTGTCCAGTCCCTCTATAGATATGATCGTCCTTCTGGGTGCAGCCTTTGCCTCGGACTGCCAACCGTCCCTCTTCAAGTCCTCAAGGGTTACCATTCTTCCTCCTTAGATTCCTCAGCATCATCCAGTTTTCCACCAGTTCCCTCGGTTCAAACTCGATGATGTGCAACTTCAGTTCCACGTTGGGTGCGCCCCTCCTGGGCAGGTAAAGGATGGGCATCCAGGCCACAGTGCATACCGACATGTACAGGTATGCCTGGACCTGGGCCATGTATCTCCAGTTCTCGGTGGGGTCACCGGGGCTGCTGTGGCGGCTCTTACACTCAACCACAGCTTCCACCCCGGCTGGCGAGGTCAGCACTCCATCCAGGCTCCCTATGATCCCATCCACCTCCCTCTCCACCTGCGCCTGGAAGCGCCAACCCCGCTTATCTGCCTCTTGGATGATGATAGGCCTCAGCACTGCCTCGGCGATCCTGCCCAGGGCCATGATGTTCCAACCCTCCTGGGTAGGTTCGCTGTCATAAGACCGTCCCTGTCCGGTGACCTTCACCGCTTCATTGACCAGGCTCGACACATGGTCCTTGGTCTCGTCCCTCTCCAGTGGCGGGTCCAGCAGATCGGCGGCGGTGGTCATGGACAGTTCAATGGTCTCAAGTAGGTCAGGCATTGACGAACCGCTCCCCATCAAGGTTGATTCCCACCCCGGCCAGCGCCTCCTGGAACTCATCGGTGTAGATGATGTTCATCAAGGCTATCTGGGTGTCCTCATGCTGGTCCTTCAACTTGAAGGCCTGGGCAGACAGCGCCTGCCGGGTGGCCCCATCGGCGTTGGACACCAGCATCTCCTTGACCAGGCCGACGCCCAGCTCGATGACCCCATCCGCTGTGGCCGCTGGTGCTGCCGGTGCGCTGGCCTCCTGGCCGTTGACGCTGACATCACCGGGGAACTGGTAGACCTGCAACGGGAGTATCAGGTTTTTCCCTTCCTCAGGCTGGTCCCAGTGCGCCACCAGGCCCACCAGGCTCCGGACATTGCCGTCCAGCTTGTCCTCCGGGAAGCCCAGATCGACCAGGCTCTGCAAGAGCTTGGCGAAGTTGCAGTTCTTGCTCAACGACTCGCTGCCCTCCAGTACGCCGCCGTCATTGGAGACGGTGTAGCGGCTGGGGTTGCCCACGGTGTAGATCCGGTCCTCGAACACGGTCCCGGTATCGTGGCTGGTAAGCTCAAGGATAGCCGCCATGCTCTGGCTGGACCCGAATCTGCCCTCGATCACCTGGCCGTCCTTCTTCCAGGTGTGGATGTCGAACCGTGCGTTGGTTATCTCTAGCGTCCCTCTGGGAAACTCTCCACCCTCCGAAAATTCCGAGGGCTTGAAACTTATAGCAGCCATTTAAGGCCTCCATTTAAATTGGTTTGGGTACTTGACCTAGCGATCCCGGCACCACCCGGTCCCGGAACCACCTTGGAGCCAGGTCCTGGTATCTGGGCCACCACCACTTCCAGGCGTCATCAACTATGATCACCTGGCAGCGGTCCTGGGCGCTCCTCGTCCCACGTCCCGCTTCCTGCACCAGAATCTGCATGGCCAACTGGGCTGTCCAGCTTTTGTCCTCCGCTTGCCTGGCCTTCACGATTGCCGCTCTGGTGTCAGGGTAGGGCACCTTCCCGATGATGATGTAGTTACACTGGTCATCGGGGAAATCGTAGCCAGTGGTGACGCTCGGTGAGACCAGCACCTTGGGTGCCTTGGCCTTCTTGAACTCGTCCACCACCTGGGCTACGTTCCTTGTGGTGTGCTGCAACATGGAATCCACCTGGGTTGAATGCTGTGCCAGAAACCTGGCACGGGCATAGGAAACCGTGAAAATTAAGCCTTTCTGATTTGGGCGGTCCCGGATTATCTGGTCGATGCGCTCCACCCACTGCAACATCTCCTCATCGTCGGTCCTGTGGTCCACCCGCACCGTCTTCACATGCGTGATGGGTGTGTTCCTCACCGGGAATGGCGAGGGGCTGTCTATCCACTGTCCCTGGATGCCCAACTGCTCCATCATGGGCCGGGTGAACATGGCCGACATGAACAGCACTTTAGGCACGTCCTGGACGAGGTATCGATTGTACCGTCCAGGCCATATGGGTGTCCAGACCGCTGTTTCACCCCTGGTCTCAGGCACCCAGTCCCGGCAGTAGTCGATGCACCGCTGGCACCGCCTGGCCAGCCCCTGGAGGTACAGCACGGCCTCGGTGTCATCCTGGTGGCGGTCACTCTCTGGCTCGGTGGCGTCCAACCTTGTCTGGATGACCTGACACTCCTCATCTATCCTCGGTATGGCGCTATGGCAGGCCTGTGCCCATTGCGGGTACGTCCAGTCCTCTCCCCAGCGTATCCAGACCCTGTCCCTGGCGCTGAAGCTCACTTGCATGAAGCTCTCGATGGCCTTGCCTGCCTCATGGGCCTCGTCGCATATCAACAGCTCGGGACTGTTGCGGCTGATCTCCTGGTGGTTGTCATCCCTGGCGACATTGTCCAGCCCGTCCCGGTTGTAGTGGGACTGGGCCATCCAGTAGGCGTAGTTGGTCACCACCAGGTTGGAGCCACGGGTGCGGTTCAACTGCCCGTAGTAGTGGCAACCGGGGCCGTACAGGTCAGGGCAGGCATACCCGGTGCGGCAGGGCGCTCGGTCCACCTGTACCTTGGGGAAGCGCACACACTGGTAGTCGTTCATGCCCCGCTGGTCCACCAGCCCCAGGCTCTGGAAGTCTGCCATCAACTGGGCCTGCAAGCCCTTGGTACTGGTAAGGTAGACGGTCCTGACCCCGCTCATCCTGGCCACCAGCATTGCCAGCAAGCTCTTGCCGTAGCCGGTGGGGAGGGCAGCGCCGAGGTACCGCTCCGGACCCAGCAACCAGGACATCATCTCTTTGTAGAGCATCTCCTGGCCGGGGTACCACTGCGAGAATTTCGGTAGTCCCAGCAGTTCGCTGGGAGGAGCCGTCATACCGCCTCGGAGGGGCGCATGGATATCGGTCCCATGGCCCGGAGGTGGTCATACCGGCCCAGCACCTCCAGCGCCTGGGCCTGCATCTCACCGGAGGGCATGTCGTAGCAGACCCCGTAGAGTTGCTGGTAGAAGCGCCTGGCGTCTTCTATGTGTCCCTTGGTCAGGTGGCCGTCCAGCACGGCGGCACCGTCCTGGATCGCCTTCAGCCAGCGCTCGGCCTCGGTCTCCTGCCGGGTGATGGCCATCAGGACATCGGTCACATCGGTCTGCGCCACCCCAGGTTCCATGTCAGCCAGCGCCCGGAGGTGGAGGTAGAGCGCATGGCGGGTCAGGTCCGAGTTGGTCCGGTAAACGAACCGGCCGCTTTGCACGAATGCTTGAATCTCCCGAAACATCTCTGGCGTCAACTTCATGGACATCGATGCGCTATGCCCATACTTGGTTGCCGCCGGGGGGATAACAAAGTCCATGTCCCTCTCCCTCTATAGACTACCGTCCTTCCGGACTGCGTAGCTCTGTATCTCTGTAATACTGTAGGATTGAATACTATAACATGAATACCGATTACTGCCCAAAACCGGTATTCTATATATACAAGACTATAGCTATATGGGCAGTAGCCTTGAAAGGCCTTTCCTGTAGGCCTTGTTGAAGCACCGCTGGGAGCAGTACCTTTTCCTCTCCCCGGCCCAATGGCCATCGAGGTCTGTGGTGGTCACCACTATCCGGGCCTTGCCCAGGGTCTCCTCACATCGGTCACAGTTCGCCCCCTTGGCCTGCCCCTTGTCTGACCTGGTAGCCCTCGTTCTGAATTCGCTAGTTATCATCATTCCTCCAGTCCCACCCAGCCTCTCTCACGCCTTTGCCGGTGGGGCGGTATTTACAGGATGGGCACTCCTTGGGTGACGCCACCCTGGGTATCCACTCCCACTTACACCGTGGGCACCGTATGGTAGCTATCGCCATCTGGCCTCCTTCCAGGCGGCTGCGATCACCACCTGCATATCCTTGACCTTGCACAGGACCGAGATCATCTGTGACATTCTTCCTCCTCACGGCGGTTGGCCCAGTCCTTCACGTATGCCTGGAAGTCATCGACCACGTCCCCGTCAAGGTCGTACTCCTTGACCGCCTCGTCCAGTATGGTGTTGAGTCTCTCCACCAGGAGTTTGTGGTTGTCGATGTGGTAGCCGGGTCTAAGCATTACTCCTCCTCATGGGAATGCCCCGCAATCGCCACCAGGGGCAGATTGCGGGGCTTCCAAAGGTTACCAGGTCTATCAGGTTAATTGACCGCACCAGCGGGGACTAGAAGCTCCCAGGCCTTGGCCTTCATGTCAGCCCCACCGCCGAACCAAGCGGCGTTCAGGCGCTTGGCCTGGTCATCCGGCCCACGGTGGTGGTCTACGAACTCGGTCACGGCGTTGAGGGCGTCCCAGCGGGTCTCGCCCACGTTGCCCATGCCGTTGTAGAACAGGTCTCCAACCCGGTCCATCTGGTTACGCACCCGCACCCCGATGGCCTCGGGGTTCTCTTCCTCACCGAACAGTTGGACCAGGAACTCCTCCAACTGGGCCTTGTCCATGGCTTCCTGGGCCAGCCTGTCGATCCCCAACTGGAGCATCTGGGAGTAGGCCTCTTCCAGGCCCAGAATCTCCCTGGCCTCGTTGACCCTGCCCATCAGGTTGATGGTGTGCCGCCCCTTGAACTGGAAGCCCCGGCGTCCACCCACTATGCCCTGGATGGTGTTGAGGCAGATTCTCCGGACGTTCATGAACCGCACTCCCAGCGCCGAGGAGCCGTCAAGGCTGTCGGTCACCAGGATGCCCCGGTCCAGCACATCGGTGTTGCTCACCTGGAGGGTGCTGGGAAGCTGGAGGTAGAGCCAGCGCCTGGCCCCGCCGTTCAGACTGCCACCGCTATGGAACACCGCCTCACCAGCGGCCACCAGGGCGGCGGGGAACTTGCCCAGGTCTTCACCCGATAGGGGCTGGTAGCCCTTGCCGAACACGCCGAACACATCCCCGGTGTCCCGGCGGGTGC